TTAGAAAACTGACTCGATTACACGGTGTTATTTGTCTACTTGATAGGACTCGAACCTACATCTTCCATTCCATTACGATTAATAGTTTAGGAAACTAAATCGATTACAAGTAGTTTTTCTAATGTGTGACCTTAGAGGGATTCGAACCCATCACGTCTCTTGATTCGCAATCAAGTGTTTTATCCAGTTAAACTATAAAGCCAGAATTAATTGTGGTCCTAGAAAGATTCGAACTCTCACCAATCTTGCTTCGAAGGCAAGTATGCTTTCCATTACAACATAAGACCATTAATTATCCCACGGCGCTTCTTCTAACAAAAGAAGGTCTAGGATTTGAACCTACCAACACCGTTTATATATTCCTACCACACCCTACATGGGACAGGATAATTTGTTGCGTAGAACGGAGTCGAAAACGACTTTTGCTCTTTTTTTACATATTTATTAGTATGATACCACTTTATACACCAACAGAATTTAATAATGCCAAATCAATGGATTCGTTAATGTGTCAATGTTATATGTGTTCAAATTCATTCTTACAATTAAAAAAAGCTATTTTATTTGAACTTAAAAATAATCGTGGGCGATGTAAATTTTGTTCCCCAATATGTTATCACAATTTCAAAAATAAAAAAACATCTGTTATCTGCTCAAATTGTAATACATCTTTCTTAAAGAAAAGTCATGAGATAAAAAAGACAAAAAATAACTTTTGTTCTCTATCATGTGCGACAATCTTTAACAACAAAAATAAATCACATGGTACTAGACGTTCTAAGCTCGAAATTTGGGTCCAAAATCAACTAGCCACTCTTTATCCTAATCTACAAATAGACTTCAATAAAAAGAATGCTATTGGTGCTGAATTGGATATTTATATTCCATCACTTAAGCTTGCATTCGAATTAAATGGTATCTTTCATTACGAGCCAATATTTGGTTCAAAAAAGCTTTGTCAAATTCAAGAGAATGATATCTCCAAATCAAAAGCTTGTATTGAAACGGGTATTGACCTTTGTATTATTGATACATCAGGCCAAAAATATTTTAAACCATCAATATCCCAAAAATACTTAGATATAATCATCGAGATTATCGAAAAAAGATAGTATAGTATCCAAAAATACTACCATAGATAAATGTTACATCTACTCGTCTACCTTTAGCTTTTAATCTCTCAATTGTTTCTTGAGAAACATAACACGGCTCAGTATAACCATAATTAAGAAACTCAATTGTATTGTCTGGGTCATGACACATGTTATGAATTCTATTTTCAATCTCTTGAAAAGAGATTTCATGGTTGTTTCTCATTTGTAAAATATCTTTATCCATAGTTTTATGTTTTGTATATTATACAAATAATATTGCAAATATTCAAGTCTTTTACAAAGAACTTCGTTAACTTCTTAGCCAGCTTTACCTGTTTCCAACAATCACCACGTGGAGGTGAGTTAACTTTGACCGTTTTGCGTAGAACGGAGTCGAACCGTCTTGACCTTCCTTATGAGAGATGGTTGTATTCCAATAACCTACGCAGTGTAGTTTTGGCGGGTCAGGAGCGATTCGAACGCTCATCTCGCAAGTTAACAGCTTGCCGTTTTACCAGTTAGTACTACCAACCCAATTTGAGGACAGGATGGGAGTCGAACCCATGGTGGAGAACATTATCTCACTTGGTTAACAGCCAAGACTTTTCGGCCTCTAAAGCAACCTGTCCATTAATCTTCAATCATAAAAAAGATATTTCAACATCCCGTTGAGCGCAGTTACTCTCTTATGTTTAGCTTTGTTAAAAGCATTAGTCTGGACCCCTATTAAGGGTTACTCGGTTCGTCCGAGCGAGGTCTCACCTCCCCATCCCCATTTATTGATTCACCACATTGTTCACAAAGATTATGTTTTTCAGCGCATGAATCACATACTTTATGACATGGAATGTGGCTTGTTACTACTTTGATATTGCATATCTCACATTGGCCTTCACTAAAGGCCCATAAGACAACTCTATCATCACATTTTTTACATCTCATGTTGGCCCCAAGGGGTTCGAACCCTTATGTACCGATTAACCTTTCTACTGGTTATGAGCCAGAGGGTATAGAGGCCAGTTTCAAATCTTCTATATTGCGTTATCCAATTCAATCATGTAGTGCCCGTGGGAATCGAACCCACCTTGCTCTTTCGAGCCCACGGTATCAGCGTGGTACCTCAACCAGTCAGACTGAGCACAATATAAAGTCCAAAGTGGGCATACCAGAAATCGAATCTGAATCTCTTGAGTATCAGTCAAGCGTTATTACCACTCTACTATACGCCCATTTTTGCAGTTTTTAAGTCATATCAAGGGACGGAGGTGCAAGCTCCAAAACTTGGGGGGGGTTAACCTAGAGGCCTGTACGGGGTTCGAACCCGTGACGTTCACTTGCATTCATTCTGGTTCACAGCCAGATTCCTTCGACCTCTCGGACCAACAAGCCCATTTTGAGATTCCTATATCGGATGTATATCTCGAACTAACCTTAAGTTCTTCCTTAGTACAATAAGGTTTATTGGGTGTAACCACGGTATCGAACCGAGTTCTCTCCCTTCACAGGGGAGTGCATCACCTTAATGCTTGGAACACCATATTTATACTCCGTGTGGGATTCGAACCCACGGACCCCGATTAGGGGCCTCCGATTTCAGGTCGGTGCATTAAGCCTCTCTGCCAACGAGAATATAAGCGGAAAACGAAGGAATCGAACCCTCAACAGCTCCTCACCGTTGGCCTGGTTTTCAAGACCAGTTATCCCCATGGATACCGCCTTCCAAATGCTAGTGAGGGAGGATTTGAACACTCCACGGTGCGATTCAATAAACAGCAATTTGTGCTAGCTAGCTTGTGGTCAACCCGTTACTGTTTATCTATCTCGTTATCACCACCCCTGAGACAAAGGGTATGTCTACCATTGAGTCTTTTGACTCAGATTTCATCACCCACTAATTTGGTTTTCAATTCAATCAAAGAACTATAAACTGATTCAAGCCAATCAACAATTTCTTTTGCTGAATACTTGTTGTTCTTATAAGTGTCCAACTCTTGTTTGGTATAACTTATTTGTTCGTCTAATGTCAATTTTGTTTCGAATTTATTATATTTTTGCACGGATGGTTGAAGTCGAATCAACAAGCTACTATTATTTCGCACAGTTTTGGAGACTGCTTACCTCGCCAATGGATGCACCCGTATATTATGTAAAACCTTTCAAATAACTACATATACTATTACTTTACCCCTTTCTTTTACAAACTTTAACTCAGTTGAAAAGCCCAGCGCTAAAGCTTTTTGTTGATAAAACTCAACTATTTTGTCAAAATCTCTTTCTAAATCTTTTGGTTTTTCAGTTCCTAATTTCCTGTAAAATTCATCTGACATAATGAAAAAAGCCTCTGAGTTTTAGGTCAGAGGCTTTAATTAGTTTTGATTTTTTTGGTACTTATGCACCCGTATCAATGTCACTAATAAGCATGACCTGTCCGTTTGAATGACTATTACGTCTCCAATTAATCGAAATCATATTTATACTATTAGTTCTCATTGTTTTTTTTTGTGGATTTCTCCGTTGTTAATAAATATATGCAAATATACGAAAGAATTTCTAAAAAACAAATTTTTTTGAAACTTTTTTTTATTTTTTTTATTTGGACTACATCTCTAATTAATATTCATCAATCTCATCCAATTCTTCACTATCATCTTCTTCGTCTAATTCAGCTTCTATATCTAATATTGATTTAAGATAATCTTCGGTGATAAATGTTCCAAACTCACCACCAAAAATTTTTTTAAACATGTTGAACTCATCTTTTGAAATTTCTTTAAAGTCAATTCTTGATAAAAAATCCTCACCATTTGAGTAATATAAGGATTCAGAATTAGCATAATATTCAAAACCCCACGTAATACTAGATGCTAATTCTTCAAATTCATTGACTTCTTTTTCGGTCATTACCTTAAATCCATGTACGTCAAATTCTTCTCCATGATTGTCCGTAAAAATTACTAAATACATTCCCATATTTTTTTTCTAATAAATATCATAATAACATAAAAAAATCACCCCATATATATGGGGTGATTAAAAGGTTGCAAGTGAAAAAGAAATTTAATTATTAAAGACTTTTATATGTCTTTAATAAAGAAACAAAAGACTGGTATGTTTCTTTACCAACATTTTTGTTTCTGTAATTTTCTTTGATTCTTGCTTTTACATCAGAAAGATAGTTTCTCCCGAAATTATTTTTTCTTGAGGCTTCAGAAAGAGAAAGATTGCCTTTGATTGCGGTCTTAAGAATCTTAATTGCGTTTTCAACACTTGTTTCTGTTCTGTTTTTTTGTGTTCTTGCTGTTTTTGTGTTTGGCATAGTACTCATTTTTTTTTAATATATTATTTATTAGACTACAAATATACGAAAAAATACAATATCGTGCAACCTTTATTACAGTAATTTCTGAAAATTCTCGTATTCAGCCTTGTTTATAGCGTTACCAAGTTCCTTACCTTGCTTTAAACCAAGTTTCTGCATTAATTCTTCTCCAGATACGGTCAAATTAAAATTTGAAAATGCATTTAAAAGCTTAGAATTAATATTATGATGATTACCAAATTTAATGATTTGGGTATTATTAATACCAGAATTCTTTTGCATTCTTTTAAGTGGTACTGCTGTATCTATACTCAAATGTAACAAATTAAGTAAAAATGTAATACCTTTAATTTCATTAACAGTATATGTAAGGTTGTTTAACTGTTTAGCCACTACGCTAGGGTCATTTCCAACTAAGAGTGTACTAATAACCAAAATATAGTCAGTTTCCTCAAGGAAATCTTTGTTTACCTTTAACCCTTTAAATATCCAGTCAAATAAGTTGTACTTATCAATAAGAGTAAGAAAATGCTTTACTGATTTAGCCGATTTAATACCTTTGATAAACTCATCACGGATTCTCTCCTCTGAAATCCCATCAAGACTTGCATTTTTTTTCAATGCAGCATCCACGTGTGGGTCAAGTTCAGAACCAAACCTACCAGAAAATCTAATCGCTCTAAGGATTCTAAGCCTGTCTTCATTAAATCTTTCTTCTGGACTACCTACAGTTCTCACCACACCGTTTTTAAGGTCATTTACACCACCCACAAGGTCAACAATCTCTTTGGTGTCTATATCATAGAAAAGGGCGTTAATAGTTAAGTCTCGCCTCATAACATCCCCCTCAATATTGGTAAAGCTTACACTATCGGGTCTGCGACCATCACCTTCTTTACTATCAACCCTAAAAGTAGCAATCTCGTATTCTCCTTGGTCAGTAAATACATTAATAACACCAAAAGCCTTACCAGTTGAAACTGTCTTGAGACCAGCCTTGTTCAACATCTGTTCAACCTTATCTGGTACGGCATCTGTAGCTAAATCAAAATCTTTAATTTTTTGATTCAATAAAAAATCCCTTACAGCGCCACCAACAATATACAGCTTATAACCATTCTTTTTAAAAATGTCCTTAATTCCCATTATATCCTTAGGAATTACCATATCTATCTTTATTCTATTTTCCATTAATCTTATTCTAAGTGATTCTAATGGGATTCGAACCCATATATAGGCTTTTAGAGAACCCTGTCTTACCATTAGACCATAGAACCTAATGATACCACAAAGATAAGTGGTATTTTTGGAATCTCCAAATTTAGTTTGTTAAAGCTTTCATAATGTCTTCTTGTGATATACCATCCGCATACCCCTCATGAATATTATTGGCAACCAATGTATTTTCATCGAACTTAACCAATGTAAATGTAAACGGGTCTTGACCTTCCATATAAGGTTCTTCATCATCAGAGTCTGGCTCCGCAACTACTGGCCAATTTTTAACTACGTTTGGAAGGTTGTAGATTTCAATATCATCATCCTCCAAAATTGCTTTTCTTACAATGTCTTTTACTGTATTCATAATGCAAATATATAAAAAGTTTTTAAAACCACCAAATTTATTTTTTTAAAAGTTTTCCAATTCTTTTTACCTTTTCTTTTAATTCTTCTAATGTTCCATTGTTTTCAATAATAACATCAGCATCTTTCGTTGTAATATTAAAGGATTCAGCACTTTCTTGTGGTAAACGCTTAGAAGCATCGACCCAGATAACCAAATCAAATAATTCTTGTTTAAGACATTCTTGAATTTCGGCCCAATCTCTCATACCAACGTATGTGTTGTTATATTTAAGTATCTCCTTAGCCAATTTAGCCTTATCATCTTTATTATAATTGCAAATCATTTGGTACCACTCATCACGATGATTTACCCTATCTAAAAAACATTCTTATAGGGTTTTATACCCGTACTTATCTTTAAGCTCATCATAGATAAAAATATCTGCACACGCTTGTGATGATGATATAAAATTTAACCCATTATATTCTTTAAGTAGTTCAGCAACCGTATCTTTACCCCAATGAGCCGCTCCGATAATCAATAGTTTAATATTATTTTGTTTCATGTTACAAATATACAAAACATTTATTAATTAAGCAAACAAATTTATACGACCTTTGTAAATATCTTTTATGTTTACTGTTTTATTAGTAATATGGTCTACCACAATTCCATCTTTAACACGATAGGTTCTACGTTTATCACTTCGTTCACCAGTCCCAATTTGTTCTCTTCTAATCTCAGATGCTTCATCTTCATGGCCAGTCCGATAAAAATAATTTACCCTTTTTTTTATTTCATCTAGGGCGTCTATTTTATTATTAGCTTGATGACGACCATTCCTAACTACTTTAATACCTGTTGGGATATGTGTTACAACCACACACGAATCAGTACTATTCTGGTGTTGACCACCAGCTTTTTTATTCCCCCTAGTTGTTTCAATCTTAAGTTCATCTTGTGATATTTCGATTTCTTTATAGGATTGATTTTCAAGAACTGCAACTGTTATAGTGCTAGTATGTACCCTACCACGACTTTCTGTTGGTGATACCCGTTGCCATCTATGAGAACCCTTTTCGTTTTGAAAAAATTCTTTGACATTTAAACCACTTAGTCGGATAGATGTAATACCATCACGCTCTTCCACAATTTTTCAGTCGAAGTTATTGTTCTTAGCGGCTTTAATATAAATGTCTCGCATTTCTATAACTAACAATTTAGAATCTTGACCACCTTCAGATGCTCTCAACTCAATAACTATTTCGTTTAATTTTTGTTTCATAATATAATTTTTTACCAAACTCTGAATTTGAATTTATTTACCCAAACAATATATCTATATTCACTATCTTGGATAGCTAAGATAATATCATTGGTTTTTTTTGTACTGATGTAATGGGGAAGCGAATCAAGGAAATAAACTAATTCCTTTTTTGTTGTGATGCGTTTGCAGCTAGCTACCCATGTTGCTTTTCTTTTTCTTTGCATAAGACAATATACTGGAATATCTCCCAGTAGAGTTTTAATTACTATAATTGTCTTAAATAAAGATTGCTATAACATGGTCTATTTGTTTTATAAAGCAAACAACCCAATTGGGTTGTTTGCAAATTTTACAGGATTATTTTTTTTCTTTTTCTTTTTAGTAGAGGTTTAATTGCTGAAATAATCCTTCTTGTTGCGGGAGTAGGAGTCGAACCTACACATTGCATTTGATGTCTCTAGGTTATGAGCCTAGCATGTTGCCGTTACACTATCCCACTATGTTGTAGCGAGGGGTGGATTCGAACCACCGACCTTCTGGTTATGAGCCAGACGAGCTACCTCTGCTCTACCTCGCAATATTTGTGCCCCCTCTAGATTTGATACTAGGTCTCTCCCTTAAACGGGATTATGCTCATTACACCAAAGAAGCTTGTGCAACGATGATGAGTGCTACACCTTGCGATGTCGTCTCTCAGACGTACTTAACGTGTCGTTACATATATATGATAATCCCAAGATGACGTTCCGCTTTTTTTAACCTGATTAACGTACACAGGGAATTAGATTTATACTGCCACCATAACAGTAACTTATTTTTGTTCCAACATTAACGTTGGTGGGATAAGTCAAAACCCATCAGCTAAGTATTAATTTTGTTGCCGTAGCCATCCATTCAGATATCAAAAATTTAAAGAACTTAAAATAAATATACACAAATATACACAAAAAAAGGTTTAATGTCAAGTTTTTTATATATTTTTTTATTTTTTTTGTAAATCAACCTTTACATCGTGTGTAAAAATTTTTAAAATTAAAACAACATTATGTTTTGGTTGTAAGTGATGAATAACGTGTTTTATTCTATAATAGTTATTTAATCCCTCAATATATATCAACTCATCTTGTTTTGGGATGCTTGACAGTTCAATTTTATCCTTGATAATTTTCCAATTTTCATCAAGAAGTGTAACTATGTGTTTATTTTTAAAAAACATATGCTTATTTTTAAATGGTGATATTTATTATTATCTAATATAACATTAAACATTAAAACTAAAAAACTATGGGCTGCGGCATTTATAAAATTGAAAATAAAATAAATGGTAAAATCTATATAGGTAGCTCTATTAATATTTCAACTAGATTAATGAATCATAAATACATGCTTAGGTTAAATAAGCATGACAACGAATATTTACAAAAATCATATAATAAACATGGTGAATTTAATTTTATATTTAATGAAATAGAACTATGCTGCGAAGCCGATTTAATTATTAAAGAAAATTATTATATTAATTACTTTTCAAGTAATAATTTAAATTTAGGGTATAATTTAGCAACAGTAAATGATTTTAGAAGAAATAATTTCAATAGTGAGGTTAAAATTAAAAATTCTAAGATTAATTTAGCAAAAAACGGAAATTTTATTAAATTTAAAGCAATAAACTTATTTAATAATAACGAATTAATCTTTGAAACCTTAGTTGATGCTGCCGATTATTTGATTAATAACAAGTTTTCTACTGGAAAACAAAGAAATATTAGGCAAAAAATATCCTGTTGTTTAAGGGGTAAACTTGTTAATAATGGGCATAAGGGTTCAATTAGAAAAACAGCATATAACCATAATTGGTTAATTATAAGATAACGTAAAAAAAATTAAAACGTATGAAATTCGAACAAAGGCTCTATGGGTGCGGCTGCAAAGGTGGTAAAAAAAATGTTGCAACAACAACTACCACAACAACAACAACAACAACTTCTAATCAACCAGCTACAACTGTATCGGTTCCTACTGTACAACCAACTGGAAGATAGTATCAAGAAATTAATGGGGCGAAAGCCCCATTATCATTTCCTAAAAAGTTAAACCCCCAACAAAAGCGAATTGTTGGGGGTTAATAGTTCCAATACCAATGGTTCATTTGGTGGAATCTACTAAGAGTGGAGATAGTGAGATTCGAACTCACGTGTTGGTTACTCTTCAAAAGCTTTCTACATGTTTAGAACAGAACTTTCTAGTTCTTCGACCTATTTCAATAATTCATAATGGTTACTGAAAAAACCCCAGAATTCTTTAGTCTCTAATTCAGAAAGAGATGTTTGGTGGTCTACCACCATCGCAGTGTTAGGCTACTGCAAGCTCTCCAGCGAAGCTGTAAACAGCCTCATCAAGGAAATTTTCTGATACGATTAAATCGTTGTCGTTTGTTTTTTGATAGACAGATTAAAGTGCTTTCCAATCTAGCACTACATGCTTACTAATTACGACTATACCCAGTCAATACCTAGTATCCCCATAAATTAAAGAACTTTTTAATAAATATACGACTTTTCGCATTTCATCTAAAATGTAGTGTATTTATACTACATTTTAGACTCGAATGCAAGTTTTCATAAGTTTATTTTTTCCCTTTTGGTTTGTTGGTAATTATACTGTCAACAATTCCATATTTTACAGCTTCTTCAGCTGATAACCAAAGGTCTCTTTCAGCATCCTTCATTACTTTTTTAGCATCTTTATTTGTGTATTCACCTAACAAGCCAAACAATAAATCATTGTATTTTTCACCTTCAGCAAATGATTTCCTAATGTCTTGTATATTACCATAAGCACCAGTTGATACCTGATGTAGCATTACACGACTAAACGTTAGTGTATGGCGTTTTCCTTTAGTACCAGCCCCTAATAACACACTACCCATGCTTGCTGCCATACCAGTATTGATTGTGATAATATCTGATGATACATAATTCATAACATCAATAATTGAAAGTCCAGACTTTACGCTACCACCTGGTGTGTCGATGTGAAGTGTGATATCATTTTTATTAATCATATCTAAGAACATAAGTTGTGCTTGAACGATTGTGCTCATCCTATCGTTGACAGGTCCAGCCAACCATATAATGCGGTCCATCATCATTCTTGAAAAGATATCAATTACAGTAGCACGTAATTCTCTTTCCTCAACAATATATGGTGTTAAAGAAGCATTTGGACCATAAAGTCTTTCCTGTAATTGTTCCCAATTAAAAAAATCTGTTGAGGTAACCCCCATGTGTTTAATTGCGTAATCTTTAAATTCGTTTGTTAAGTTCATATTGTTGTTGTTATAAAAATAGGTGTGTTTTCACCAACCCACGCCCCTATGATATTAAATGAAAAGTAATCCCATGCGTCTTCGTATTCCATCTTGTCTCGCTCCATCAGTATTTGTATTACCTTATCAACTGAGTAAGCAACAACAGGTCCAAGATTAATCCGCTCGGCCATTCCGATTATCGCATCATCAAACCCATCACATAAAAAAGCGTTAGGGTTTATTTCAGATATTTC